GAAACTTCATAGTTTACAATTGTAGCATCAAAAATATCTCCAAAAACATTAACAGTAATAATGTCTTCTTTTTTTGGCAAAATATAATTGCCTCCATTATCCTTAATCAATGGCATACTTACAATGCAGTCAGATGTTTGAGCAATATTTCCAGTCTTAGCCGTGTTAACCCCATAGTCCATTTCTCCACTATAAATAATAGTAGAAGTACCTTCTGTTCCCAATATTGGATCAGATCCTGTATTTCTCTTTATTACTCCAGTAAATGGATATTCGACTACATTAGATAACATCTTCTATCGGTATTAATTTTATCTTTTGGCCTGCGGTATTTATCAAGTCGTATTTCGGATCATTGTATTTCTTATAGATATACATAGCAAATGCCAATTTCTCATTACGGTATGTATCATACTCAGCGCCAACAGTTTTTTGATAACCGTTATGGGAAGCAGATATAGATGATGTATTAGAAGGCGAAAGCAATATCGCCGTAAAGATTATATCGGCCTGTAATAGTTCTTTTTGTTGAACAGTGAGCGTAGATGCATCGTCTAAATCAGCATCTGTGATTTCCCTGTCAAAAGCTATTTTTTTAAATGTTATATCCTCAATCCCATAGCGGGTAGAAGCTTTCATCCATTCTAATATCGTCATCATATATCAATTAATCATTAATAGTACTAGAATCAATAAGCATATGATATCTCCAGCGTTCCATTGTAGGAGCTGCTCCCATAATCATATCGGTATGCCATTCCGGATAGCGAGTGCTAGTCACATAGTTATCAAATGCTAGAAGTCCTCCTTCCATCAAAGATATATTATGACCATTTACTCCAGCAATACCAGTAAACTCGGTAGGAGCACTATATACGGTTCTACCGTCTGGCATATCCGGCGACAATACAGCTACAGATGCATTCCAAGGCGTGATTATATTACGCCCAGATTCATTAGTCTGTTCAAGGCCATATGTGTCTGGTACTAATTCAATGCGTGATACCTTTCCATTATTAGATCCTCCGTTAATCCAATCATTATATTGCTCTAACGATATACCCCACGATTCTTTAACTATTACACCTTTATTATTAAGGAATAGTCCTACGGAATTAATAACTTCCGTATTTGTAAGTATATTATTCAATAGAGCTCTTCCAACACGCCATTTTAGTGGAGCAGTATATAGCAAGGTTTCCCTCATATATTTTTCTGCTTCTTGCATACGTGTAAGAATCATGGCTGTTTTATCAGTCCATACAGTATCACCAGCCTTTTGGAAGTTAGCAGCAGGAATCGGTACTGTTTGTTTGAACCTTAATCCCATACCATAAGTGTAATCAATAGTTCCTGTACCAGTAAGTTGCAACGACATAACATCAAGCGTACCATAAGCACCCTCAATTAAGTTCATAGCCTTATCTGTATATTGATCTATCAAGGTAGCATTCTGATCCATCAAATCGCCTAGCTTATTCATCTTCTCTCTATCTTGCATAGTATAGAAGAATCCTTTACCAAAATTAGCAAGTCCAGAATTGTAAAACTCTGCACCAGCATGATCCGATTGTGTAAATTCCCCGTATCTTGAACGAGCGTCCAATAATACACTTGCGGTCTTTACCACTTCAATTACCTTTACGGCTTCACCATCGCTATATGAATCAGCCTTAGGGTACCATTGTCTCCATATAGAAGTATTATATTTATCCTTTACGGCTGTTTCTATATTAGTAACATAGCTTCTGAAATCAGCACTTTTACTGAATAAAGCATCAAAAGCGTCTACTCCAAATTTTTGAGTTTGCATATTCCCTCCTTTTTTTTAAATTTCAATTACGCCTTCAATCTTGCTCCTATTCACTGCATTAATAAAAATAGCAGGGTAGTCAGGCATTCCCCGTTTTAGTGCAGTATTATGTAGATATAATGGTGTACTATAAGGATCAGCTCCCAATGTAACACCAACTATGCCAGCAGCAGCAAAATACATTTCTTCTCCTACAAAAGTATTCGGATTTGTGATAACTAATGCCTTTTCCGAACCGGCTTCTACAACTTCTACAAGATAGTCAGTGACAGCCAATGCTCCAAGAGCTGCGGAAAAGGTAAGTGTATATTTATCTGCTCCAGCAACCACTTTCGTGATAGTCGCTCCGATGGTAGTACCAGCTAGCGTTGCAGGGCATTTTCCTAAAATCATTCCTACCGTAGGTACAAAACCATCAACCGCTTTCACTACATCGATCGCAGTATCAGTATCCCCAGCGATAGTCGCAACCTTAAAGGCATATGCGATATTACAAGCATTCTGCACACTATTGCCATATTCCTTATATACAAATTGCGCCAATGATGCGGATGGCACATACCCTCCAGCACCTGGATAGTTAAGGATGGTAGCACCATTCATGACTCTTTGAGTCCAGCATCCTTTTAACCATACAAATTTAGAACCTCCTATACTACCCTGTTGGGTATATTGTGTTCCATTTACATTTAATTCGTCTTTAATCATTTTTTAACGTTTTTTGATTCTTTCCTGTTGTTGCTTGTACAGATCTCCGAACTTACTGTTATCGTTACCCGAACTACCTAGGGGTTTAGTATCCCCAATAAATTCTGAGACAAAAGACAGATAATCGTTCGATAATGATTTTGCTAAATCTTTAGGGTCTTTACTGTAATCAAGATTTTGTTTCTTAATAAAGCTTATAAACCCTCTGGTTTGTTCTTCTGTCATTCCTTCTGTAGCTAGCTCTATGACTTCAGTCTTCCTATTTTTTTCTTGCTCCTTTTTATAAAAAGTAACAAGTTCGTTAAGGGTATCCTGGGTTTCTTTTGGTAACGCAGGCTTAATCTCATCATCTTTAGAAAGATTTGATAGTCCTTTCAATTTTTCGATTTCCGTTTTCAACTCTGCTTCTTTAGCTTCGTAAGATTTCTGAGCATTTGCGAGTGATTGCGATTTGGCTGCGTATGCCGTTTGCAGCGTAATCCCTAAAATCTTGTCAGCCGAATCTGCATCCAGCTCTACTCCATTATAGTTTTCCACAAATTTATCCGAAAACTTATCACGGAAACTATCATCTAAATTGTATTTGTGTGTTTCACAAATATTTCCTACTTTCTGTAGAATTTCTTCTTTGTCCATTTTTAAATATTTTTTATATTTTATTACGCAAATATAAACCTATTTATTAAACCATTATCATGGTTATCCTCACGCTACGGCAGGATGCCCAGCGTTCAGTGTTTCTTTGGCGTTAAATGTATCTAGTTGTATATAATAATATGTATTTTTGTTCTAATGAAAGAAAAGATCATCAAACCATTAGAAGGATCTCAATATGAGGCCATACGTTCTAACGCCAACTTTGTCGTAATGACAGGGGCGGGAGGTGGAGGTAAGACACGTGCCTTATGCCATAAGCCTATTTATTATCTTACTCATAATCCGGGGGCAAAAGCTATATGGTTTATGAGAAATGTTGGTGACTTTTGGGGAGCAGGTAAAGTGGGAAATTCATTAAAAGATATATATTCTCTTGTAGATAGAAGTTATAAAATATATCCTAAAAATCCTATTGGTGAAATTATAAAAGGGCAAGAGGATATGGGTATGAAGCTATATAATGGTAGCGAAATAAAGTTTCAACAGCTAAACCTAGAGGATGCTGAAACAATAGATAAACTCTTTAAAGGATTACAAACTAAACTTGTTATTTTTGAAGAGTGCAATAAATTTAAATGGGAAACTATATCTTCCATCCAAACCAGATTACGTGCAGACACAGAGGGAACTCCACAGATATTATTAGCGCAAAATCCTGAACGAGAGTGTTTTATTAGACAACTCTGCGGTTCAGGAGAAAACGGAGGGGGATGGATAGCCGACGACGGGAAGCCAATTCCTGAAATGAATGGCAAACTGCGGTATTTCCATATCGTAAAAGGTAATTTGAATCAAGTATATTGGGGTAATACGAAAAGAGAAGTATATTCCAAATGTAAGGATATTATAGACGGATATTTAAAGAATGAGACAGATATGACTTATGAAGATTTCATGTTAAGCATGAACTTCTTTACTTTTGATGTCCGTGACAACAAAACAATGTTAAGCAAAAATAAAGATTATAGGATGCTTACCGCTACGTCTATATTATCGGATTCAATGTATGAGTCGAATTGGAACTTCTCTATAACAGATACCAATGATGAAGACGATGAACTTGATAACATAGATATATCGGAAGAAGATATAAAGCGTATGTTCACTAAGTCATACCGTA